GCTTCATCTTTGGCTTGCTTTTGAATAATACTTACGAGCTGGCCTACTTCCTCATAAGCCTGTTTCTGGCAAGGGTGCATGAAAGCAATTGTCTTTAGAACATTTTTCTTTCCTACACGATCACCAATCTTATTCAAAGCTAAACGAGCAAATGGTAATGCGAATCCACCGCCGGCCGCAACTTGGTTAGATCGAATTTGTGGAACTAATGCACGATCCAAACCTAACCAGGTTCCAGTAGATGCAGCATTGTGATGATAGGGTAAACCGAAAAGCCAAACAGGCGGTGTGGTACGTGGACCGGAAACAACGATTTTATCTCCAGCAACTAAACCAGCAGCAGTGCCATTGAATCGTACTTGCTTATTTGCAAGATCATACAAATCAATTGCTGCTTCACCAGACGGCACATCTGGAGGAGTTCCAGTAAATGTACGACGAGTTAACAAAGTCGAGTTGTAAGCAGAATACGTATTGTCATCACGAAGTAATCTTACTCCAAAACCATCACCAGCAGCATTAGCAGTAATGGTATCTTTTCCACCTGACGTACTTACAGCAGAAACTGTAGCCATTACGCCAGTACCATCAGTCATGGTCCAGGAATCAATATTTCGCCGGAATTCTGACATTGCATTTGACAAATTATCCCGGAAAGTATTGAGTACTGATTTTCTAGCATCATCAGTTGCCCACTGAGCTTTAGTCGTCCACTCAACAGCATGACGCATATCAATAGTCGAGATTACTGCCTTATCCGTTACGGCTCCCGTACCACGTCCTAAATCTCCACCATCTGAATCGAATCCCCCTGATCTACCACCCTGCTTAAGTTTCAGAGGAATACGCATATCTCTGGCTGATACTTTTTCTACTTCTCGCTTTTCAATTTTAGAGTAGAACGTATCATCGAAATCAAATAAAACGGGTAAATTCGGTCGTACCCGTTCCATCTCTGCACTGATTACTTCAGCATTAGACTGCGCCATAACTTATCCCTTTAATCCGTAAGTTAAGATGTCCATTTCTGACATACCTTTCTGTTTTACTTCTTGAGTAGAAAGTTTGTTAGAGCGTGGACGCGGTGAACCGCCCGATGAGGGTATTGTAGTTTTGCCCGATTTTCTCTGTTGTGTTCCAATAGCCTCAGCATATAGTCTTTGGCGGATTGCAGGGATAAGCACTTTGGCGCGGCCCAGGAACGCGCGTTTTAAACTGAGCTTTGCTTCTTCCGAGAATCCTAATCTAATTGCATTTTGACGTAACGATTGAATATGCTTCTGTGCCGCTGCGTCTCTCATTATATGAGTATTTACTTGTAGTATAATCTTCTCAATTAATGCATTTTTAGTAAATGGAGTTAATCTATTATCTTTATCTAATCCATCTTCGATTATCTTTACCATTGAACTTGCTGTTACATCTTTTGTATTAGTTATAAAATTATTAAATTGGTTAGTAAGTAATGCTTCATTCTGTTGCTCTAATTCTTTTAATTTAGGATCTTCTTTAGGCTCTGTTCGAGAGTCGGGCGGCGGACCATTATTCCATAAAAAGTGGGCCATTACCGCAGCGGCATTTTTAAGATTCTCATTCTTACTAGCTGCCGCTTGATTAGTTGCTAACGCGAATAATTGCTTGAAAACTGGAGTAATCGCTTGGACAAATAATTGCGGATTCTTAGCCTGTAACGTAGGAAGAATAGTACGAGCAAGGCTCTCTAACGCTTTAGGATTATTATCATGTACGCGATTAATTAATGGATCGAAATTCCCGGCCGAGATTAATTCATCAACTTGGTCTAGTAATTCTGCTTTCTGTGCACCAAGTTCTGCTTCTTCTATAGTTGGAAAGAATTCCGCATATTTCTCTGCTTTAAAATACCTATCCTGTATTTCTGGATGCTCTTTAAGAAGTTTGCCAATAACCGGATCTTTACGTAATTTATTCCATTTCGGACTTCCAGGCGTCTCATCTTCCTGACTTTGTGCCGCGATTTCTTCCTCATCTACTTCTTCATCGGATTCTTCTTCACTTTCTTCACTAGATTCCTCAGCTTCATCAGAGCTTTCTTCCTTAGTTTCATCAGAAGACTCATCTGATTCTTTATTTAGAATCTCAGACTCTGACTCATTGGTATTGCTGTTTTCCTGATTCGGCGGCTCCACTACCGGAAGATTCGTTTCCGACATTTTTCAACTTCTCCATTTCTAACTGCTGTAACATTTGCTGCTCAGCCTTCATCTGAATATTCTGTTGGTGAGCTTGCCAGTGAAGGAATATATTTTGATACCCAGTCGGATTTGTTGCTTTAAGATATTGGCCGGCATCAGATATAATAAACGCTTGTGAAGTTTCCGAATGTATCTCATCATTATCAACCGGCTCGATTGGAATTGATGATTGCAAAACCATTTGAGGCTGACCCATTTCATCCAAAACTGGTTGACCTAATTCGTCCATTTGTAATTCTGCAGTAGGAATCGGCTCTGAATTCATAAGCATTAGATTTTCAACTAGTTGCTTATTACGCTGATCGTTACCAGGAATATACAATTCACCAAATCCGACCAATCTAGCTACCAATCCGATATTTTCAGGATGCGAAATTATAGCCTGCATAACAGGGCTGGGATTTGCTATAAATTCCATCATCGTAGTACGTTTTTGGTTTTCCGTAATTGGGAATTGATCACTCGATTCTGCTTCTACTTCTCCAACTTTTCCTTGAAGTTCTGCTTTCTTAATCCAAACATTAATATATGATTCGCCGGTTCGCTTAGCATATGACTCATCGCCTACGAGATTATTTGCGTATTCCTTACAAGCTTTAAATGCTGAATCTTTCCACCAGATATTCAACATCTTCCAGATTAAACTTAATCGCTGTAATGCCTGATTCCGGCTCGACTCATATTCTTTATAAGTACCAGATCCACCTTCTAATGTTCCACCATAAATTGATGGAAATGCACCTGATACGAATTGACCAGCTCCTAATAATCGTTGATCAAAAGTATCTACTTCTTTAGATAAAGTCGCAGTCTTAACTGTATGGAACATTCCCGAAAGATTCTGACCTGGCTGAACTTTTGCAGGATAGACATTTCCCGGCTCTGATGGAGAATTAGCAAATTTATCCCAATCAATCGCATTTGCTTCTGCGAAAGTCATTGGAATTCCATATAATATTGTACGCAGAGTAAGATTATACATATCATTAGTCATATCTTGTATATCTACAAGCATACGACCTAATGGTGCAGCATGAATATACATGGAAGTTGGATTTTGCGTAATCGTCCAATGATCATCCATGTTTTCTTCAAATGCTTCTGCAAACGTTTCATTTATTAGAAGATAGTATACTCCATTCGGATAGGTTTTCTTTAAATGCTCCCGTTGTCCTTTGTCCTCAATCATGTAATACGCCCAGGGCCGAAGCCAAACTCGTCTAAATGTCACTAAATCCGATTGATCCATATCTCTAGCTTCGGAAGGTTGTCTTGCCCATCTTTCATATGATGAATCTGCGCTAGTTCCGAGTTGAATTTTATCTTCCAAATGAGGAAATAATGAAACTGCCAAAGAATAATGATGCTCAGTTTCAAGAATCAGATATGGAGAATTCTGTAATTTAGAAACATAAAAAGGGACTTTTACATTTAATGGACCATAAATTTCTAGAATTTCTCGCGCTTTCGGGCAATCTTCATAGGTTTCAATTAGTCGTTTTTGTGTTTGAATTTCAGGTTCCGGTTGTACAACTTCCATACAAGTTGGACACATTGCAACATTAAATATCTGCCCTTCTTCTTCGACCGTATCGACTTCTTCAATTTCCGAACCACAGTTAGGGCAGAAATTCTTTTCTACTTCATATTCTTCTTCAATAGTCTTAGGAGTTTTGATCGTCCCAAACTCCGGCGACGTATGATTATAATTATAGCAGGCTACGAATCCTTGGTTGAATAGGGTAAATAAAGCCTTGACAATTAAGATTGACGCATTATTATGAACTTGAATTAAATTTGCTATTTTTCCGTATGCCTTGGCAGTTGAAATGTCATCTGGATTATCTGCATTATCTGGGGCGAATCTAACTCCAGGGATTGTTGAAGATAATCCTGCAATAATGGACTCTCCATAAGCTCGATACACATTAATGACTCTTCCAATGTCTTCTTCGGTAAATTCTGGATTTGTACCTCTAATTCCTTCTTCATATGGCCTCCAATCCCGCGCTACAACATCCCAATAAATATTCTGGAGGTTTTGCCAATAATAATCTAACTTTTTCCATTCGATTAAATGTGTTTCTCTAATCGATTGCTGTTCTTTATC